TACAAGTTGTCCTCAATCGCTTCTTCAGTGATTGCGAAAGCAAGTGCTACAGTGTTATGAGTGTATCTAGCAGTGAAAGTTTCTTGCGCGTTATCAAATGTAACTGCAGATCCTTCCGGCTTGATTTCCGCGTTAGCGAATCCAGATAACATTACTTCCTCTTCGAAAGCTCTGTCTGAAGTCTCAACATCGAAAATTTCAAGGTGCTGATTCTCGTATCTCTTATATTCCAGGCCGAATAGTGCATTCAATCCTGGCTCTAGTTCTTTAACTAGTTGTCCTCTTGATATAGCCATAATTTAATCTCCTATATTCCTGTGAATTGTTTATAGAAATGATTATTAACGATAGCAGTTACTACTACGTTTGTAGCGTAAGTTGTAGCGTTTAATAATTCATTATTGAAGCCTTTTGCAACTCCAATGACACGTAATTGAGCTCCAGTTGAAACTGCTAATTGCGATGTATTAATCTCAACTTTAGACACGTAATTAGCTGAAGATCCAGCTGTATATACTGTGTTTCCGTTTAAGAAAATATCCGCGATAGCAAGACTTGAACTAGCTTGTATTTCGTATCTCTCATAAGGGTCGTCCGTCACGAAACCAACGATATCAGTAGCTGTATTTGCTGCTGCTAAATTGTTAGCCCATGTCGGCTTTTTAGTTGAAGCATTTGTATAGAATACTCCGTTTAGTGAACCCAATATTTGGTCAGTTGTCGAAGCTACCGTAATGTAACCAGTTGCCGCTGCTGTTACTGGATCATTTTGGTATATCGCTGACGAACTTGCCGCAATATTATATTCACTTAAACCTTGAGCATCTCTATTTTGTCCAACTTTGCCAATTGGTAATAGACCAAAAGGCGCGTCTGCGTTAGCCATAGTTTTTTTCCTTGTTTAAGTTTTTATTTACTTTGTTGATATCACAAAAAAATTATTTTTTGTTCGTACCACCAAAAGTTACACGAGTCTGCCTCTCACTATTGATTGGCATACTTGGGTGCTGATCCTTGTAGACATCGTTGTTAATTGCGTCTTCTCGATCCTTAGTTTGTTTTGCAAAATAAGCGTTTCGAGCTTCTGCGAGTTCTACCGGTATCCTTGCCAGCGCAAGGCCACCATGTCCAATTACACCTGCGTATTTTCCTTCTTGAATCGTTGAGTAAGTTTCACCTGGATATTCATCAGCTCTCACTAATTCAAATCCTGATCTTAACTTATTCGAAACGTTTTTAGAGTCATCCTGACCTAAAATTTCAAGTCGAATCCAACGGTGTTTAAAACCGTCTTTTGGGCGCGGTGCATCCAAACTTGATGGTGGAGTCCAAGTTGTAGGTCTCTTTTCAGTAGCCCTAGTTTGGCTCGCACGTGGGGTCTTCATTTTATCGTTTTCCATATGCCTATACCTCCTTCGTGATATTTAATTGTTTCGCATATTCTTCTAATGGCACTCCTAATTTTTTAGCGATTGCAACTTGAGAAGGCGTGAGTCTCACAGTTTTGCGACCTGGTTTAGTACTTCGCTTCGCTGAAGCTACTTGTTGTACTGGTTTAGTCGTTTCCGTAGTTGCATTCTTATCAAATTTATGGGGAAACTCAAGTCTTATTCTTTTATCAATTTCCGCATAATATTCGTCCGTTTGAGGATCATAACCCTCATCATCTACAAGCTTCTTATGTATATCAAAAGCTGTATAAGTCATAGCTGAATCAGAGCCAAACCACTTGTTTTTAGATCCCCAAGACTCTGCTTTTGGATCTGGTCTAACTGCTTGTTCATTTGATCTGTTAAGATTGATTGCTGGAATTTCATTAGTTTGTTTTGGTAAATTTTCCAAAGCTACTTTTGCTTCCATTAATCTAGCCTCTTCATAACCAAGTCTAGCTATTTCTCTTTGAGCATCTACTTCAGCAAGTATGTTTTGAGTTTCTCTAGCTGCTGCAAGTTTAGCTTGTGCTGCTTGTAGTCCTGAAGAGATCCTCGCTTCTCGATCCTTGACACTTGAAGATTCTAATGAAGAAAATTGTTTTGTTAATTTTTCTTTTTCTTCTTTTTGAACTCTTGCAAAATGCAAAGCTTCTTCTTTTTGACGTTCTGCTTCTCTCCATTTTTTTGTAAGTTTAGCAATACGTCTTTGTACATCCTTACTATAATCTTCTAATTCGTCTTTCTGTGTCTTGTTCTCGTCGCTCGCATCTTGTGACGAGGTGCTAGCGGCTTGTGACTCGGTTGCCACTTTTGCATCACTAGGCTTCTCAGCTTTTGGAGCTGCTTCTTGTTCAACAGTTTCAAATACCTCTGATTCAGGTTTAGATGTATCTTCTAACTCAACATCAACCTCTGGTCCAGATGTATCTATGTCAACTGTCTTTGCGTTCTTGTCTTCTGGCATAGTTTTCTCCTATGGTTTATATATAGTGAAGTACAGATTCAGGATCAGGAATAGTTCCTAATACTTCATCGTCGTTTAATATACGAACTTCACCGCCTTCTATTGGTAGTCTTGAACCCGCATAGCGAGCAAAGATCACCCAATCTCCTTTTTTACACCACGGACCTGTCGGATATTTTTCTTTATCGTGATAGGCAAGTGGACCAATTTTTAAAACATAACCGCAGTTTGTTGCGATCCTTAATCTATCTAAAGATTCTTGTGAAATAATAATTCCACCAGATGTTTTTTCTTTTGGTGTAAATGGTAATACTAATAATCTCCAACCAGTAGGCGTTGGTAATTCATCAACTACAGATTTTATATTTTCTGGATTTAATGGTTCTTTAGTTTTTTCGTTTTTAGCTTCTTCTTTATACTTTTCTTCAAGACCTAGGTTTATCTTTGGTATTTCCTTTTCCGAGGTCGATAACGTTTCCTTTTTCATCATTTTGCTCCTTCTTATTTAGCAGGTTAGAGATTTCCTGAATTACTGTTTGGTAGGCGTTAGCCTGTCCTTGCATATACTTGTATTTTTCCATACTGTCAACTGTGCCAGATATCATAGCATCACCAATGTTTTGGTAAGAGTCTCTGATAAATTTTTGTAGTTTACTTATGAATGTTACAGCGTCCATAGTCTTTCTCCTTTGTTGGTTATATTAACAGTTCCACTTACGTAGAGACTTATTAATTCTTGAGTTTGGATCTCGTGCAGTTTTTGCAGAGGTCAATCTTTTCTTCATGCCAGACATTCTAGCACAAAAAGACTTCCTTCTATTAGCAGCTTTTGAACCCTTTTTCAACTTACTGGGTTTAGTAGTTACTGCCATTGATAATTTAGAACCAGGATTTGCAGCTCTATAAGATGCAATACCCTTTCTATTTAATCCACCAGATTCAGATTTACCTTCTTTTCTTTGCCACGCAGGAGTTCCACCTTTAGCAAATTTACGTCTTTCAATTCCAAATCCTCTTAATGCTATATCTCCCATTATATCATTCCTTTGTAATATTTTGAATAAGATGGGTTATTTAAAATTACACCATCATAAACAGAATTTATTGCTGGTCCAATATATCCACCATCTGCTGCTTTTTTTCTTTTAGTAAATGTTGAAACATTTGTAGGTTTAGGTCCTTTATTTCCTGCGGCTCTTTTTCTTTGAACAGCAGAACGTCTTTGACCTTCTGACATTGATCTAGCTTTAGCTAATGGAACACATTTTGGATAACCTTTTCTTTTTTCTCCTTTTGATCTTCCACAAGGAGCATAAGATCCATCTTTTCTTTTAGATCCAATATCTACCCATTTTTCTTGAACCCACTTACGTAAACTCATATTAATATTTTTTAGTAACTTTTCTTCTGTTTTCCATTACACCACCACAACCTTTTGCAATGCCACCTTGTTTATAATTAGATACCATTTTTCTTTGTTGTGAAAGACTTCCACCTTCTGCCTTTTTCTTACGTCCACCTGGAACTATTTTACCAGAACATACAGCGCTCGCGTACATGTTCGCGTACGCGCTCGGGTACACTTTAAATTTTCTTTTAGCTGCTGCTTTTCCTCTTGGGCAAAGTTTAGCCATTTATTTTTTCTTTTTTGATAATCCAGCTTCTGAAAGAGCAATTGCTACTGCTTGTTTTCTGGATTTTACAACTGGACCTTTTTTACCAGAATGTAACTTACCAGCTTTAAATTCTTTCATAACTTTTCCAACTTTAGCTTGACCACCTTTTTTAAATACACCTCTGCCTTTTAAAACATCAGCTCTAGTAACTTTTCCATCACCAGTTAAATCAGGGAATGCTTTACCACCTTTTGCTAAACCTACTCTAGCAATACCTGTTCCTCTTTTTTGAATTCCAAGACCAGCCATTATCTTTTCCCTTTCATCATTTTGCCTTTTTTCTTTTTAGACATTTTAGCAGTTAACATATCAGCTTTTTTCATTTTACCTGATTTAGTTTCTTTGTATCCTTTTTCTTCCATAGCATATTCTTTAGCTTCTTCCGCCATAGATTCCATTCCTTCATGTTTTTCAGACATGTCAGCATAACCACCTTTTGCTAAACCTACTCTAGCAATTCCATTTCCTCTTTTTTGTATCCCTAGTCCAGCCATTTTATTCTCCTTATCCGTTTTCTTGTTCTTTGTTTGATACCGGTTTATTTGCCATAGTGCGTGCCACCGATTCTGCACTTCGTCCCACAACGTAACCTCCCAGACCAATTTGTAAAAGGGTCCATACGTCTCCTGGTAGAGTTATAGTTATAGAAGCTTTAAAAAAAAATAATATAACAGGTCCTAATACATAGTTCCATATTAATATAAAAATCAAAACATACATTAAAAGTGGCCTCCAGCTCGATGCGAACCATCCAGCTTTAGCTTCAGCTTCAATAATTTTTGCTGCAGCAGTTAATTCTTGTGTATGAGATTGCATTAATTGCGTTTGCAATTGTGCTTTTAATTTTTCTTGTAAATCTTTATCTGGAACTGATTTTTCTATTGTTGAAAAAAGAATTTTGGCTAACGGAGCTACAGCATTTAATACTGGTAACATGTTAGTACCACTTAGCTGATCTTTTTTTCTCTGGTAAAATACTTCCTTGACCTTGAACTTCTTGAATTTGAGTTTCGTTTGGTTTTGACATCTCAATATCTACACCACCTACAAGATATCCTTCAGCATTAGTGTATTTTGAATGATTAACATCAACTTTAGCTTTAGAATCTTTAGTAAAAGTTCTTTTTGCGTTTGCTAATTTTTCATTTTGTTTTTTCATAGTCTTTTTATACTCCTTTTTTATCGATTTGGGAATCTATTTTTAAGTTGAGCAGATAAAACAGTCTTTTCTAACGAAGTATTTGCTCTTAACTTAGCTAAATCTTCATTTTGTTGTAGTTTTTGACTATCTGTTGACTGTGCCATCATTGCTTTCATCTTATCTAGATTGATTCTTTCATTGCTCTCTTGTCGTTTTCTATCATTTTCTTGAGCTTGAAGATCTAATTCTCTAGATTTAAGTTTAGCAATCGGGTCATTATCAAATTGTGATGTAATTTTCTTCTCTTCATTCATAAATTCTTCCATCATCTCAGCAATCAATACAGCTTTTCTTGCTTCAATTTTTTCAGACAACATTCTTACTTGAATTTGTACTTGTGGATTTTGCATTGCTTGTGGATTTTGTTGTATTTGTTGTAATTGCATCATCTCTTGTTGAAATTCTATTTCAACTTGTTCTTGTGCCATCAAAGAAATGTGTTCAAAACAATTTTTCTCTAATGATGCCATAATTTGAGGAGCATTTCTTGCCATATTAGTCGCCATAAAATTTAAATGCGAAGTTATATGAGCTCTATGGTCTTGTCCTGGAAAAGCTTGGAATGGTTTCCCTGCAAGAGCATCAATGTGCTCTAATGCAGGGTCCTTTGGTGTGGGTTGATCTGGTTTTAATAAAATACTATCAATATCTCTAACACCTAATGCTGAATACATATTTCTGTAAACTTCATACATGTTATGAATTCCAGGATTAGCCATTGCAAGTTGTAATTCTGTTTGTGCAATAGATATTCTTTGTGTTTGTGAAAATATATTTGGATCAGCAATTGGAATAATATCTACTTTGTCATCAAAGTCAGTTTGTTTAATTGTTCTAGAAGCCCCTACAACTTCATAAGGATATTCTGGTGGTAAATATAACTTAAATACGTTTGCTAACAATTTAAATTCTTGTTTCATTGCTGCATATAGTCTTTTGTGAATTGCAGACATTGTTCTGCTACCACGTTCTAGCAAGGCCACGGTCGTGCCCACTGCTGCTTGCTGATTCCCATCCCCTACTTGCATGTCAGCAATTGAAGCAAAGCGCTGACCTGCTTGAACCACGACCCCCATTAATGCTAATAAAGTTTGTGACGGTTCCTTGTA